AAATGGAATGCTGTTAATGGTTGAATATCAAATAGATATGTCTTATAAACACAATCTGATGCAGTTACGTTAGTACCACTATGATATTCAAATGCAGCAGTACGAGCATATCCAATGACCTGCCCTGTAGCATTTAATCCATTAGGTGCAACATCACGGAACTCAAGTACCTGATAGTTAGCAGTAATACTATCACCATTGATAATAGGATTACCTTTAATATTGTTCATCAACAGATAGTTACCGAGTTCAAACGGTACTATAGAGTTCTGAAGTGCTTTAGTATCTCTTGGTTTTGGTAAATCTAGGAAGGTAGGAGTTAATGTTTCAACTTCATATCCTCTTACATATGCTTTACCTGGACTTGCTTCTAGTGCATAGTAAGCAGAACTAGATGTGGTACCCTCTTTAGATTTCTCTCCTGGAAGATATACACCACCATTTATACCATCATTCTGATGCTCTCTTATACGGACATCAAAATCTCTAACAGTATAGTCACCTGACTCATCAAAAGTACGACGTGCTAATTCTTTAGCAAATTCATTATATGCAGTTCTGTCTACGAAACTTTCTATAGTTGCATTGTTAATACGCAACAATTCTAAGAAGTTCTTATCAGTATCATCATCGATTACCTTCTTAGTTAATGTAGCACGTACTCTGAAACGGTGTCCACCTGGAGCAGAGTAGTTAGAGGTACCAGTAGCATTATCATTCAGACTCGGATCATCTTCAGGAGTTACAATAGATTCAAATACTTCTAAACCAATTCTATAAGATGGATTGTTTGTATACTGATCAAGTATGATTGTCTGTTCTGCAATATCAACAAAGTAACCACGGATGAAATAAACACCATTAGCTACTGTAGCAGTAGAACCAATTGCTGTTGCTTCTGTAGGAAGTAACTGTGCAAATGGAGTTCCGATCTCAATCAGTGTACTACCAAATGTTAATTCTGCATCGCAAACTAACTGTTCATTGTTTACGAATGTATTGGTATCACTATCGTCACCACCAGAAGTAATGTACTTAAGATATAGTGTAATATAACCACGATCTGATGTAGTAGCTGATATAGAAGATATAACTTTCGCTTTAATTCCTGTAGTTAGACCAGTTACAATACGTCCATCTAATTGTTCACGATATAATTCAACACTTGTACCTAAGAAATTACCTTGTAGTAGAACTGCCTTAGCGTCTAAGTCATAACCAACCTGACCAGGAATGACCATTGCGCCATCCTTGAACATATGAGATCCCATCGACTCCAGCTGATTCTGCAGAAGGGATTGCATCGTAGTAAGTTCCCTAGCTTGGATAGGATATCCAGGTCTATAGAGAACCTTATAGAAGTTATTTTCCTTATTGAAATCATCAAAATAAGGAGATATATTCAGATTGGTATTCTGTGGCATTGTTTTAGAACTCTACTACGATCTTGATGTCTTCAATTTGGTCGCCAGCACGGGAGATTGCTCTCCTATTGTCTATGTAGATGACTTTTCCAGAGTCCTTTTTCACTTCAGGTTTGGCGTAACCAGAGGTGAATGACATACCGAGATCGTACTCAGTGTTATTAATAACACGAGTTGCTTCACCAGGTACCACAGGGAAGTTAATGTCTGGGTCAACGGATGTACCAGATCCAGAACCTACAATGGTGTTACCACCAGAGAATTCCACTTTGTTACCTGTAATTTCAGGGAAGATACCATCAACCCTGTTTTGGAAATACTTTAGAACTTTAGTAACACTGTTCCAGGAAACAACTCGACCACGAGCAGTAACCTGTTGTCCACCAACAGTTCTTGTTTGTGTGATGATTTCATCAGTGTTAAATGTACCTGTAAAATCAGGAGAGAATATTACAGCATTTGTAACTGATAATGTAATAGCATCTGCTAATTCTTCGGTACCGTACTTGAATGGATTAAGAGTTAATCCAATACGACGATAATCGTTATCAGTTGGGAAGTCACCTGAACCTTCAGAGTAGGTAAACTTCGTGTTAATCATTACACGAAAACCACCCAATTCGATAGACGGGGCTGATCCGTGTCCTCCTTTCGGTGCGATGATGACATCAATGGCACCACCAGCACCAGTACCAGCACCAATACCGTTAACTTCATCGATAATTACCTTACCAAAGGAATAATTAGATCCACCAGACGTTACAGTAGCACTAACAATGCGACCGCCGTCCACAACGATACTAATCCTACCGCCCGTGCCATCTCCCTTGATCGTGATATTTTCGTATGTACCATTGTTGTAACCAGAACCAGATGATTGTATAACCACTGTATCTATCTCACCACCAACGGCATCAGATTGTACAGCAGTGTCAACTAACACAGGCATATAATCGCCTGAGAAGAATTTCAAGACCTGACCAACAGGGATCGTAAACATATACTTCCAACGGTAACCGTCAGCAGTTGTGATAATCGAAGTGGAGGTGCCAGTAGGCTCAACAGTACTAGGTTTACCATTAGGATCAGAAGGACTTGTCCCGTTGTAGATACACTTGTAAACCTGATAAGACGAGTTAACAACATAGAAATCAGCATCATATAGTTTAGTAGCACCAGAAGAAGCAGTCTTACTGGAACTATAATCGTGACGGTACATATCGTACACGTAACCCAAACCACCAGTGGTTTGTTCTGGGGGTATCCAGTCTATACGACGTATGACTTGAATAGAGTCATTAGCTAAGACTCTCTTCATAGAGATCATATCATCATATGAGTCTGAAAATTCTTGGAAAGAATCAATAGGAGTAGGAGGATTGTTCTCATTGTCCCACTCTTGCGGTCTACCAATGAAAACATACAGACGATCACGATTTGCACCAGCAGCTATATCGCTCTGAGTTTTATCGGGACCTTCCAGCGATTTGATGAATTTTTCTGCGGTGAAAATTCTAAATTGATCGGTAAGTAATGCCATTGCTAGCTTGTGCCTTCTTTTTATTTATACTGGGTTTAATCAGGCTCGTTTCGAACGGATGATGGATATTCAATTCCACTTAGAGTGCCTGACGCTCCAGAGGCTTGTCCACCGATAGATTCATTCTTATTCCAGAGGTAATTACCACCGTTAGCAACAGGGTCTTTACACACTAGTACCTTAGTTGTTGAGTCCCAAGAGACTACAGTTGCCTGTACACCACTAAGACTACCGAGGACAGTTTCACCAATGCCAAAGTTGTATGCATTTGCCATTGTCATAAATGTAAACTCAATAGTTGATAAATGTAATTCACCATCACCTAGAGCACCAGCAACAGAAACTGTTGGGGATCTAGCAGGTAAACTAGCATCAGTCATCTGATCACCTGTAGCAAACAAAGATGTATTTTGTCCACCAAGGGTCTCTTCTAATCCATATAGAGATGATGCAATACCACCATCTAGGTTAATTGCACCTTCAAAATCGGTACCTGTATTAACTAAGTCAGGTATACCATCACCAGCACCAGATAATTCATCATCATCTTCAAATGCCTTATCTTGTATAATCTGTATTGGATCTGTTAACTGGTATATCTTTGAACCAACTAGATCAATTAGAATATGTGGTTCAATACCAGTAGCACTAGATGCTGCAATACCAGCAGTAAAGTCAATAACCTGTGACGTTACCATTGATGACCCACCATCAATGAACGCTAGTTTATCAACCTCAAATACCAGATACAATGCTTTATCAGCAGGTACCCAGTCATATACACGTGCAATCTTATTACTAGAACTCTCTGACGTTCTAATAACACGATCTCCTACATTAAATTTATACGTGGAGATACCAGTATTAGGATCGTCTGCTAATGCATCAAGAGTTACTTTCTGATCATACCTAAAGTTAACTGCTCTATCACATCCAGTAAATGATGTAGCTGTCTTACCAGTGTACCTTACTACTTCTCTTCCAATAAGGATTTTTCCAGATCCAGGAAACGGATCTGTAGTTTCAACATATATTGACTGGTCTGTAATTCCAACATCTGTAAGTAAACCTGTAAGGTTATAGATAGTCGAGTTAAACGCTTGTCTGTTGCGACTCTTTTTGACGAGATCAGTTTTTCTTGTAAATATAACTTGTGGTGCAACAGCATAACCGCCCCCAGGGTCAAGTATGTCGATGCCCGTGATAGCACCCAAATCAACCGTCGCTTGAGCTCTGGCACCACCTCCACCACCTCCGTTTAGTAGGATAACAGGTGGGGTCTCAAAGAACTCACCTTCATTAGTTACGTTAACCTGTTTGATTATACCAAACTGGTCAACATCAGCAACACCAGTAGCACCTTGTCCACCACCTCCAGAGACAATTAAATTAATATCTCCATTTTCATAGTTAGCACCAGCCTGTTCTAATGACAAACCAGTAACTAAACCAGTAACAGGTCGTAGTTCAGCACCAGATCCACCACCACCATTTATGACAGCAGTAGTTTCATCAGTAAAAAAGTTGTCTCCATTAGACAACATTTGAATATAATTAATGGATCCAGCAGGTGCTAATACATTTCCCTGTGTATCTACTTGATCTTCTTCCCAAAGGAATGCTTTTGCAACTGCACCATATCCTGATCCAGCATTCTCAATCTTAATTCTAAATGGATCGTATCCCTCTCCAGGATGCAATACCTTAACCGCAGCAATCTGACCATTAGTAATTATCGGCTCTAAAATAGCCTCAACAAGAGGCGTACCGCAATTTCCTATAGTTAGTTTTGGTGGATCTGTCGCAATATATCCTGTGCCACCTTCTGAAACAAATACGTCCTTTATACCATACGTACTGTTAAAGATTGGCTCAATTACTGCACCTGACCCTGGGACTGTTCTTGCCATCTAGTTATCTAACATCAATTGAACCAGTCATATTAGTGTGAGCTGTACACTGATAATATAAGGTAGCTGGTGCGTCGAGAGGTACCGTGAATGTCTGTAGAGCTTCCTTATCACCTGAAACACCTGTAGTATATTCAGTACCAGACAAACCAGTTGTAGACTGAATTCTTAATGGGTGTGAAGAACCTGATTGATTGTCAAGGTCATATGTAAATCCTCTGTACACAATAAGAGTAACGTTATTGGTACCACCTGCAGGAAGTCCAGGTCCCTTAACGTTATAGTTATTCATATCAGGAGCAGTAAACCTATACAACGTTGTTGGAGAAGGTTTAAAGATAGTTGAGTTGTTATGTCCTTTAATAATGGATGCACCAGCAGGAGCATTACCAACCTGAGTTTGGAATCCACCACCAACTTCAGCGAAGTTAGTACCATCATTTGCAACATCGAGTGTACCGTTAGTACCAATCTTTAGTCTCTTAGTACCAATCTTGATCTCACCATCAGCAGCAAGTTCAAGGTTTCCACTAGCATCAACTTTAATCGTTCTACCAGCAGCACCGAAACGTAGTTCAGCATCAGGTAACGTTAGGTTACCACTTGCATCCATACTAAGTTTATTGGCAGCAGTAGAACCAAACTGTATCTCAGTACCTTGAGCAAGTACTACATTGTCATTACCATCAAAATCGATAGTCTTATTAGATCCAGAAGCACCAAATCTAATACCACCTGTAGATGGAAGTTCTAATATACCGTCATTATCAATTTCTATAGCACCACCAGCGAAATCAAGTTTCTGTCCAATATCAACCTTACCAGCTTCATCCTCACTTACTATCCTACTCTTAGATGTAATGTGAATATCAGCTGCTGTTGAAATTGCTTGTGATTGGTTAGCACCAGCAGCAGTAACAGTAATGAAACCACGTGCACCACCATTCTCAGCAGTAAATGCAGCAAAGGCAACTTCTGCTTTAGCACCAAGAGAGTCTTGAATCTCTAGACTGGTACCAGCCTTCATAACACTGAAACGGTTTCTAAACTTCTCTTCTTGAGTAGAGTTTTCGGATGCTAGTTTAGAACTTATAGTACGAGTAGCACCAGTGTCTATACTTTGTACAGTATGTACCTGCTTCTTCTTTCTTTGGAATTCTTGTGTAGTCTCATCACTTGAGATAGCAGTATCACCAAGCCAAAGAGAAGCATTGACTAAGTATGCATCCCTGAAACGTAGTGTAGAAGAACCCAAGTCATAAGTATTGTCACTATTGGGAAGGAAGTTTGTAGAAATAACAACCTCATCACTACCATTGTTGGTAAGATTAGTGATAGAAGAACCACCGCCACCACCGCCTTGTAAGTCGTCCCCTGGCTGAAAGCGTGAGTTAGCAGTATTCCACTTAAGTACTTGTCCGTTAGTTATACCTGAAATATCAACGTCTGTTAAATTCGCAGCAGCAAGTTGTCCCTCAGTAAATACTGAACCATTCCATTTAAGGACTTGATTGGT